CTTTCATATCACACCTCATTCAATCCACCAACTACATGCTTCAAGTTCCTTTCTTACTTCATCTTCTTTTTCTTTCTGTAATTCTTTATCAGAATCATACTTAACTAATCCATTTTCTCGAATATAAGTCATTACATTCTTTTTACCTTTTACTTCTATCTTTTTAGTATCTATATCTCTATATTCTATTAATAGATAATATTTGTTATTATGCTTTACTGCTCTATACTTCAACCCATTTTTATCTATTAGTATCACACTATACCTCCTCTATTTCTAAAATTACTTTTGTTTCTTTACCATAACTAAACTCATCAGTAAATCCAGTTACACATCTTCTATTATCATCAGTTAATTTACCTTTCTTTACCATAGCATCTAATATAAATTTTTTAGCAAAACAAATATTATCTAAATCTCGCCTTTTATTACCTTCTACCCAGTGAAAATATATTTTAATAGGATTACTCCAGTTAGGCATTTTCGTTAAATAAAATCCTATTTCTTGTTCTATATTAGCTTTATATTTTCCTGCTTTAAACTTATTTGTTCTACATACATCCACATAGTCATTTAAACTAGGTAATTTCATTGGTATTTCAATTTTATACATATAACTTACTATCCCTTTCTATTTCTTCAGGACTACGGGTGTCTATTCCCTGTTGCTCTGCCTCGTGTATAAGCCCATCAAGTAGTATTGCAAATTCGTCTGTTTTTAATTCATGACTTGGTGTATATACATGATATACATTAAATCTTTTTCCATTTTTTATTATAGTAGATTTTTTTTCATAGTACTCAATACCTGTTATTTTTGTATCTTCAGGTACTAACATTTCCCATACTGTACTATAATTTTTTAACATATTAAAATGTAGTTCTTTCCATCCAATTTTTAACTTTTTTGCAAGTTCATTTAATAATTTCCAATACTTAGCATTTTGGTTATTGTTTCTTTTTTCTTTATAATTGCCAACTTTAAATATTCCATCTTCTTGTTCTAATAACCAATTAATACATTGATTCTTATTTCCTATCATTTTATAACCTTTATAGCTCTAGACCTATTGCCTTCTACTTCAATATATCCTTTTCTCTCTAAAAGCCTTAATCCATGCCTTATTGCACCTATACTTTTGTTAAGGGCTTCCCCCAACTCATTTAAAGTTGGAGGATAACCATTTTCTATTTTGTATTTAATAATTGCATTATATATATTTGCTTGTTTCTGTGTTAACCCTTCTTCCATTATTCCACCTTCCTATATCTCTTCTTTTATCTCTTTTATCAATTCATCTATATTTTCCTCAATTACACTCTTTATCATATCATCTGTAATATATACATGAGGATTATCTTCTTTATATGTTACTATTTCAAATATTATTTTTTCCATTATTACATCTCCTAATCTAAAAAGTTATCATTTATATCTACCCTATCCCCAAATTCTTGAAATGGGTCATGTGATTCTTCTTTTACTTCTTGCTTGTTTCCTTTTGCTAAGAATGATATTTTATTAATTATAAAACTATAATCATAATGTTTATTTCCGTTTTTATCTTCCCAATTATGATTTTTTATAATTGATTGTGTACCTATTAAATCACCTTTTTTACTATATTTACTTACTAATTCTGCAAGTTTATCAAAAGCAGTTAATCTTATAAATGTTGTATCATCTTTGCCATTATTAACTGCTATATTTATTAAAGTTACTGCTTTATTGCCTTTTGTATAACGTGTTTCTGGATCACGTGTTAAACGCCCTATAATTGTAAAATTATTAATCATTTTTATCACTCCCTATTTATAATATTTTTTGATTTTAAATTTTTTTATATAATTAAAAACTGTTCCTTGAGCAATACCAAGTATTTTAGCTATTTCATTATAACTTTTTCCACTATTCAACATTTCTAACATATCTTCTCTACTAATAGTGTTAATTTTATGAATAATTAATTCATTTTTTATTGCATGTTCAATATTGTGTTTTTGAGTACACCATTCTAAATTTTCTACTTTATTATTTAAAGGATTACCGTCCTTATGGTTAATTATAGAATAATTGTTAGGATTGGGTATAAATGCTTCTGCTACAAGTCTATGAACTTTCATATCTTTGCTTTTTTTGTTTTTCATTAACTTTACAACATTTCTATAATATGTGTTATTAGTATTTGTTTTTTGTATATATGGATTAAGCATTTTTTCTCTTTTTACATATTTTTTACCATCCCAACCAACAAAACTTTTTATCCTGCCATAATTACTAACTTGATATAATCCTTCGTATCCTTTAATATCTTTCCAGATTTCTTTCATAATATACCTTCTTTCTGCTTATAAACAAAAAGACGCTTATATGAATAGATTAGGCTTTATTGCTAGATGACCACCTAGTCTACTCATATAAACATCTCTTTGTCATCTAGCAAATTAATTATAACATATATTTTTTCATTTTACAACTTCCATATTATTCTCCTTTTCACATTTTTTTATTAATTTTAATAAATTCTTTTTAAATTCTATTGTATCTTTATTATTCATTATTTTACCTCTTTCATTTTATTTAATTTTTGTTGTTCTCTCCATACTTTGTTTCTTTGATTTTCAATTTCTTTGTTTTCCCAATATTTTTTGTATCTATCGTTTGCTTCTTTTAATCTTTTTTGTGTATGTTCCGTATGATAAGTATAGTTACAGCATCCGCCTTCCTCAATAGGATATCTATAACCATCATTTTTTCTCCATTTTTTTAAATCTAAATAATTTTTAAATACATAAGATTGTCCTTCATCTGGATGAAAAACACTTAATAAAAATTCTTCACTCATTATTTTACCTCTTTCATTTTATTTTTAATCATTGTTTCTTTTAATTTATTTCTAAACTTAGACATTGGAGAGGCATATATATAATGCCTACACCAACTACAAACATTTTTATCTCCATTAAGTACGTATTGTTTATGTCCACAATACTCACACGTCCTTTTAAATGGAGCTAAACTGTCATATTTCACACTTAGCTTGTCCTTTTTTTTCTTCATTTTTATTCTCCTTTTAATAGATTTTCTGCATCTTCATAAGTTAAATCACTTAATTTACTTTTATTTAATTTTATTAATATGTTTTTTATCTCATCTGCACTATATTTATCTTTTATTCTTTGCTTTTGTGTTTCTATAATAGGCATTGCATTTATTTCTTTTTTTGTTTCTTCTGGTGTCATTTCAACTAATCCCGTTAATATGCTTACTGCCTTTTTTATATTTTCATCTTTCCCTTTATCAAATAACCATTCAAGATATTTTACATCTCCTGATTCATATATCTCACCAATTGTTTTTCCGTTGTACTTTCCAAAATTAATTACTAATCCTTTAGCATCTTCTTTTGTTTCTATTTTTTTATTTGTATTATATTTGCTATCTCCCCAGTAAACATTAGCTCCCATTCCTAACATTTTACATGCTACTGATAAAGCATCTGTATAAGCCATTTTAAAGCATTCATCACTTGTATATAATCCGTTTTTTTCTTTTGCTATAAATGAACTTCCACCTGTTCCTATAATTGGTTCACTCCATAAATTATCTTCTAGATTATATGGCACTTTATAATTTACAAATAAATTAATATCTACAATTGCAATTTTTTCTCCATTTGCTCCATCTATTATTTCTCTTTTTGTTATTGGTGCATGCCAACCTAAACCAACAGGTCCAAATATTTCGGTTAATTTTTCAATTCTCCACATTGGTTTTATATCAGTCATTCCTGACAATCTTCCACCTGTAATTGGTTTCTGTGCTTCTTTTGGCACTTCTTTTATCTTATTATATATTCCTAATGTTTCATAATTCTCTAAATTTTCCATATCATTTACCTTCCTTTATAAAATAATTTTTATATTTAATTTTTTCTCCAAATCTGTTTGTACCTTCCATCCATTCGTCTTGTATATTATATTCTAATCTTAATTGTCTAATATACTCTGATAATCTTGTACATCCCAAATCCATAAATGCTTGAAATGTATTTATACTTCCAAATCTTTGAATGTATTCTAGAACTCTATTTTTCACACTTACCATCCCATTTCTTCATAACTTAAAGGTCTATAATTGTCGTCTCTTTCTTGTATTATTTCTTCTTTTTCTTCTTCTAACCTATCAATTTCATTTAATAAATCTTCTACTATATACATAATATGTTCTACATTTATAAAATCATTTTGTATATCATATTCTGTAATAGTTCTTTGTTGAACTTTCTTAATGATTTCCTTTTCATCATCACTCAATTTGTAATACATTTTATCTTTCATACCTCTCACACCTTTCTAGTAATTTTAATTACATTATAATTATAACACATATATGTTAGTTTGTCAACACTTTTTTATAAATTTTCTAGTATTTCGTCAATATGATAATTAATAGGCATTCCTTTATAACTTCTTATTGCATTTTCTAAGCATCTTTTTTCTAATCCTTCAGGCATTATCTCATATAAATTATAACAGAATCTCCAGTACATCTCTTCGAACTCATTATCTGGTAATTTTTCTAAAGCATATCTATTTAAGCTTCTGTGATAAAATCTTTTATTCATCCTAATTACATAATCCACTGAACTACATCTGTCATAATGTTCCTGATATTTTGCTTGTAGCACGGTTTTCCCACACAAACTGCATTTAATAGTAATATTGCTCATTGAGAATTTTTCGTTGCTCTTAACAAGGTATTTTGTCAAATAATAAGGGTCTGGATATTGTCCAAAATTTTTACTTTCTCTAAAATATTCATCTAGCTTTTCATCTACATCTTTATAATCATAATCTTTCAATATTTTATGCCATTCATCTACTGTGTCTTTTTTTATTAAAAACGATTGTCTAAAAGTTACTATTTTTCTTAATATTTTATTTGTTTCTGTTATTTCCATTTTATTTCTCCTCTTCTACATACTGGTCTAATATAGCTAATCCTTTATAATATTCTCTTTCTCTATAACTCATTCCTTTATACTTGTTTTCTTCTTCTTTTCTTTCTCTAAATTTTTTATCAGCTTTTTGTGCTTCTACAACTGTTGTTATATTTTTAGCTTTATAACTGTCTAAAATTGTATTAATATAGTTTGTGCTGTAAGCACCATTTAACACCGCTTGTTTTATAGCATGTCTAGTAACTTCGCTATCTTCCCATTTTGTTATTTCTTCAATTTCTGCTGGTCTTAACATTCTTCCGAAGTTATTTTGGATAAAATCGAAAAGGTCGTCATCGTGGTCATTGTTACCTTGACTTACCTTACCTATACTTACCTTACCTAACTCTAACCTATCCTTACCTGTGTATCCATCTTGTATACATTTTGTATACGTACCGTTTTTTTCTTGATATAATTCATTTTTTTCATCTAAATATATTGTTTCTTTATACCTGTCTTTTTGTATGTAATTATGAATTTTCCAATGTTTAATAACAACTATTCCTGTATCAAATGGAATAATAAATTGTTTTGTTGTTAATACTCTAAAATCATCTTCATTACATCCTACCATTTTCATTATTTTTTTAGGACTTGATACAAAACCATCATCATCAGCTCTCATACATAACTCATAATATAATAACCTGCTTGATTGAGGCATTTCCATAAATAAATCTGTGTCTATAATATCTAAACTAAACATTCTTCTTTTTGCCATTCTTATTTCTTCCTTTCTATTAATAACATTCTAATATAAGCATTTAAACTTAATTGCAATTTTTTTGCTTCTTCAACTAATTCAGCTTTTAATTCATCTGATATTGTTATATGCATCATTTTTTATCCCTCCCATCTGCTACCATTTTACTACATCATAATTATTAAGTCAATAGTTTTTTAAATAAAAAAAACAATTTATTTAAAATTGTCTTAATTAAAATACTTCTTATATACCAGATTTTCACGTTTTAAACCCTCATATTTTGATAAAAGATACTTCCAAGTATAATTTATCATTGGACGTGGATTTCTTCCAAAATCGTACTTATAATGGCATTCATGGCAGGCAGTAACAACATTCTGCTCTATACCTAGTCCTAATTGACTTCTTTTTATAAAATGTGAGTTAGCACATTCTACAGGTACATAAGAACCACAATAGATACATTTATGCTTATCTCTTTCCCATACTATTTGCCTTACTTCTTTACTTATAGCTGTTGCTTTTGCTAATTTACTTTTCATTTTTTCTCTCCATAATATCTTTCAGATTTATTGCAAATTCTATTTTTTTATTTATCTCTTTTATTCTTGTATTTATATCTCTTATTCTCCAAAAATATTTATGTTTTCTAATAAAATAGTCTTTTTTTCCTAATGATCTTTCTATTATAAAATTAATATTATCACGTTTTTTTTGTAAATCCTTTTTTTCCCCAATTAATCTTTTTAAATATTCGTGCATATTACCTCTCCATTATTAATTAAATAATATACCTTAAATAATAAAAAGTCAATAAAAAACTTACCCATTAAAATGAATAAGTTCTTATACATCTTTATTTGTAGATGCACAACACATTTAGTAATTTATATTTTAAAATTACTAGAAAGGTATTTGAGTGATGCGATGTTTTCATCACAAATTAATATTATCACAAATAAAAGAAAATGTCAAATTTACATTTTCTATACTTTATATAAATATGATCCAACTACCCAGAACTTGTATTTATCGCCAATTCCTGCATCTAATTGATAATACTTAATACCACCATCAGTAGCAGTTTTTGATATTCTAAATGCTCTATTGAATACAAACTTATATCCCTTTTTCATATGGATTAAATCACTATTCCATGTCTTCTTACCATTTGAATTAACTATATCAACAAACTTTTCTGGAATACCATTGTCTTTCCAACTAAAACGATTTTCACCACCAGCATTTAAATCTTCTCTTACTTGATACATTCCATATATTTTTTGAACATCATCAGCAATATAATAATTGTAATGGTCTGCAGTTCTTATTTTTACATAATCTCCTACTTTAAATGTTGATGATGGTTGTGGTGTAGGCTCACCACCATTCATAGCAATTCTTACTCTGTCTTTAAAACTTTCCCATCTGTTCTCTGCTAATATACGGTGTGGGCAATACTTACCACTCCAGTCTTGATGTTTCTTTACTCTATCTACACCAAGTCCATATTTTTTAAGTAAATAAGCAACTAATTGTACACAGTTCTCTTCTGCTTGTACATATCTAGCACCACCACTTTTTGAATAGCATATCTCAATAGCGATAGACTTTCTGTTCCCTGTACCATTAGCACCATCTCCACAAGAAAAGTTATTCCTATCAAGTGGAAGTCCTTGTCTTGCTTCTACATCGTCAACTGCAAAATGATATGAATTATATGAGTTTCTTTTCATATAAGCAATTTCATTTAAAGCACTAGCATCATTTGCTGTATTATGAATTGTTATATACTCAGGTGTCATGTGATATGGACATTGAGTATTATATTTTGACTCACTTACTAAATCTTGAACTATATTAACCATTTATTTCATCTCCTTTTTTATATTTCCAAAAAAACCCACCAGCAGTTTTTCTTTCTCCACGACATACATCTGTTATGTGTGTTGTGTGTGGATTTTCTTTTCTTGCTATTTTTATACTTGGATATTCTTTAATAAAATTTCCTTGTAAATCAAATTGACATACTGGACTTATTCTTGTAGGTAATAATAATTTTAATTTATATGCATGCTTTGTGTTATCACTTGGTGTCACCCATTCTAAATTATTAACATTGTTATTGAGTTTATTACCGTCTTTATGATTAATTTGTAACAATTTTTTTGGATTAGGTATAAATGCTTCTGCTACTAATCTATGAATGTTAAAATATTTTTTCTTATTGTTTTTGCTAAGTTTAACTCCATAATAAGTCCTTAAACTTTTGTACAAGTTTTTGTTTTTCCCAATTCTTTTTACTTCTCCTTTATTGCTTACTTGATATAAGCCTTCATATCCTTTTATATCTTTCCATATTTCCTTATCCATATTATCATCTCCCTTATAAATGATTGAGGGTAGATAAGGGCTACCCTCTTTTTAATTATACTAATAAATTATATATTTTGCAAATCGTCGTCTTTTTTCAATAACGACAAAGTTAAATTTGTAATAGCACTAACTCCAGAGGCTATTGTACCTATTATTAAGCCTTTTATAGCCTCTTTATCAGTAAAGTCAGTAGTAGATATGCTTACAGTTAAATAAGCAACTATACCTTGTATAAACGTTTTTAAACATCTAATTCCTATATCTTTCCAATTAATTTTTTTCATAATTACCTCCTCTTTACTCAATTAATCCATATCCTCTTAATACATTTTCAAGTGTCCCTTTTGATATAAAATGATTAACTCCTACATTTTGATAATTTGTATATGATAAATTAGTAGCATATAAGTTACCGTTAGCATCAATATTTGAACTATAACCAGTTTTTATAACTCCACCTTTAGATGATGAAGCATAATCAGTATTTTTAACATAATCTGTTAAATCTACATAGGTTTCTGCATCTATAATAAATGGCAAATCTGTATTTGTTTGAGAAATGTTAGTTTGTGTATCATAAGCAAGTGCATATTGTAAATTGTCTAATTGAGTTTGTAATGTATCATTTAATAATGTGTATGTTGGTGTTGCAAGAACATAATAAACCGTTGTATTATGTGATGACAACCATGTTTTAAAATCATCTGCAGTTTCAGTCCCAGCCAAACTTCCTTGCGTTTTTACTATCATATTTGAGTCAAACCACATCCCCACAACTTGCTCACTCCATGTAGATGTTGCTTTAAAATAATTACATAGTAATAACTTGCCATCGGTAGTTTGTTGATTTACACTAGGCCTATATTGATAATAATATTTATTATCTGTTAGTCGAGTTCTTTGCCAACCTTCACTACCATTTAAAACCTTTTTCCCTATTCTATTTAATTTATACCATTTATTCAATACTAATGAACTGTCATAATATGTGCTATCCATTGTATTTTTAAATAATACATCTTTATAATCACTTATTTTGCATAGTTCTATATCACCTAAATTAATAGGATATTCTTGTGATTTTGTATTATCACTGTTTGATATAGTTATTGCATTATCTCCACTTATAGTGTGTACTGTTTGTGGATAACTTGGACTTGGTGAAGGTTGACCACCTGTATATGGTTCATAGTCTCCACCACTTGTAGAAACCATTATTTCTGATATAGTAGTCGCTTCACTTCCATAGATATAGATTGCGGCTTTGTTTACATCAGAAGTAAACTCTGCAGTGTTTGAAGTTACATCATTAAGATTAACTGTTTTTTGATATCCACCATCGCCCTTAAATGTAAATAATACATTATTATTAACACTTTTCTTTAATGAAAGTGTGTAAGTTCCTGCTGGTATTGTCTGAATTGTAGTATCTCTTAATACATATTCGTTACCCGTTTCTGTAGTATATGAACTATTTAAAGACCATTTGTTTTTCCCTGTTGTTGTTACTTGACTTGATGTTGTTGTATCAAGATTTAATTTCATAATTGTATCTGATGTATCATTTAATGTAATATTTGTACCTGTTGCTGTTATTTTACCAAATAGATTAGTTAAACTAAATAAATAATCATATTTAGTATTTACATCATCTTTAATAATAACATCATTATCATATACACATTTTGCACTAGGATATTGAACATCAGTTGAACTTGATGAAATGCTTGTTACTTTATTATTAGCAGTTTCTAGATTTTTACCTGTAATAACATTTTCAAGTGTTCCTTTTGATATAAAGTTAGCATCTGCACCAACACTATATTGTGAAAAAGTTTGCACCGTTCCGTATGGTATTCCATTTGAATTTACGTTAATTAAAGAACCAGTTTTTATAACTCCACCTTTAGATGATGTAGCATAATTTGTGTTTTTTACATAATTTGTTAAATCACTTTGGTCTAATTTATTATTCCAAGTAGTTTTTTCTGTACTTGTTACAAATAAATTAGTCTGATTAGTGTCATCTACTAAATCACTTGGTAATTTATTAGTAGGTGAAATTGTATTTTGTTTCGCATTAAGTAAAGTGTCAGTCTCGCTTTTTGTATAATATGGGCCTTCGCTTCCTACATATACCCAACTACCAACATGATTCACTATTACCCATCTATAATAAGAAATAGCATTATCATGAGTACTATCTTGCATAACCTTAATAATATCGTTAGCTTTAATATGTTGCGTATCATAATCAACTAAATCTTGATATGTACTTACAACATCAACAACGTCAGAACTTACTGTTATAGCGTCAATCTGATTTTGTAAACTATTATCTGCATTTTCTCTTGCAATTCTTTCATTACCTACTGCATTATTTATAGCGGTTTGCATATCAGTTGATTTTGTATAATATGTTAAATCATCGACATCTTTTGTAATAAAATTACTTACGTCAGGTATATCGCTCATATTTGCCTTATTATTCCAATATGTAATATCATTATCAGTTATTGAATATGCAGGGCTATTTGTAAAGATTGGATCTGTCTCTTCTGTTACCAGCGTAAGATTACCACCACTTAATATTGATTCATTATTAATAGTCTTGATGTTAACTCCACTGATTAACTTATCTTGCTTATTCGCTTTTAAATCAGTAATATCATTTGTATTCTTTTGAATAGCAGTTTCCATTTGTTCTTTATCTGTTGGAGTTAATGGCTCAGTATTATCAGGATCTCCTGTATATGTTCCACTTGTAATGTATTTATTTACTGGTGATGTTGATTGAACTAATATATCAGTATCTGCGTCATAGCCATATACACCAATTTTAATAGTTCCTTCCATTACAGTTGCTTCATATGGTACTTGTGCGACATTATCAGTTATTAACATATCATAACTATTGTCTTCAACAAAATAACGAACTTTATTTACTAATCCATTAAATTCAGGACTAAGTTCTACTTGAACTGTATGAACATTATAATCCCCGACATTCCATATCTCGTTCTCTTTTATTTCGCATAAATCTTTTGTTACTTTTATTTTCATATTTTACCTCCTTTATTTTAAAATATCTGTTGTAACAATTTTCCAGTTTTCTATTTTTCTTTTTAATGTATGACAATAATCATTTCCACCTAGACTTTCATACATTTTCATTGAGTTTAACCAATTTTTATATACATAATCAGGTATTTCTTCAATAGAAGCATATTTATAATAAGTATTAGTTAAATTATTTTGTAATATAGTCATTAATGCATCCTTTAAAATTTTACCTTCTTCTTCTTTTTGATTTAATTTTTTTTTATAATTTCTCATACTATTTAAACAATACCCTAAAACACTACTCACTGAGAATGTTAAAATTGTATTCAAAAAAAGTTGTGTCATAATTTATCCTTTCCCGACCTAGACCTGACCTATCTTTGATAATTATAACACGACTTACTATTTTTTTCAAATTAATTGTTTATCATAACTTTTAATTTATCTAATTCTTTTTCTATCTCATTTATTGTATTATTTAGACTAATTATTTCTTTTTTTACTTTTAATATACCTAATTTATATAATAACCACATAATTCCTCCTAGTTTACTTCTTTTGATATTTCTTCTACCAATATATCAATATTATCTAATATATAGTTTTTTATAAGTTCATCATCAATATTGAAACCTTTATCTTCTTTTAAACATTGTAGCATACATATTATATCTTCCATATTACTCTCCTATCCAGCTATTCTTTCGCAATAATTTTTTGAATGATTTTTCATACAGTTATTTACTGCTTCATTTTTTTGTTTTGTTAAATTTATACAAGCAATAATAAATAATGCAATTAATAAAATTATTAAAATGCCTTTTGCTAATCCTAAAACATCAATTAAAGATTTAGCAGTTACCTTCTTTTTTAATTGCTTTTTGTGATTTTGATGTATAATATCTAACATCTTTTTGCTTTCTAAATCGTTCATTTTTTCTCCTACCTTTCTGTACATTATAATTATAACACATATTTGTTAGTTTGTAAACACTTTTTTAATAAAAAAAGAACTTTTTTGTTCTTTTTAATTAATCTGTTGTTTTTTGAAACTTTCTCCATTCGTTCCAAAGTAAAGTTCCACCTTCTTTTTTATATTTTTTATATTGCTTTTTATTATTTCTTTTTTAAAATTGCTTATTCCATATTTTTTTATTGATTTTTTCAAAATTTTTCCACTACCCATATATTTGTCATTAATGTTTTTGTATTTGTGTTGCCCTATATATGTTTTTCCATTAATTAAATTTATTATTCTATAAATATAATACATTTTGAATCACCAATATTATTATATCACACATCTGTTGTTTTTGTATATTCTAAAGCAATATATATTTCCGATGGGAATAGACCTCCAATGTTATCAATATGAACTTCTGTATCATTAACATAAATAACTAATTTAATTGCACTATCATTTGTACCGCCAACTAAATTAAACACATTTCCTGATAGATGTTTTCTGATTGAATGAGCACTGTCTATCCAAATTAAATCTACATTTGCTATATTATGATTAAATGAACTAAGATTATTGCCTCTATTAAACACTTTTCTATAAATAGGTTTATTGTTAATCCAAGTTCCAACTCTTATTTCATCAGTGGAATAAGTTGTTGCATTTGTTAAATTTGTACTAATTGTAGTCATATCATCATCATTATTATTTACAACAGTTTTAATTTCATTCATATCATCATCGGTTATTTTATTGATATTTGGTATTTCTGCATTTTCATTAATTGCTACTTTATTTGCATACGTTAATTTCATATTTTACCTCCTTAATCCACGTAAACGCTCTGACTTATTTTATAATACTTGCCGATTTCTAACTCAGGACGTATAGTATTATAAATAGTATTCTCATCATTTGAAATAAAATCTATACTTGATATTTCTTTATCAATATATATCATAAATTCTGTATAACAGTCTCGAGCTGTAATAGTAAAATCTATATTTAATATTTTATTAGTATTATCACTATAATTTATTCTTATTTTTGTTGCTTTTGCATTGTTATAATCTTTTACATTAGAAACACTTGAATTAATTCTATTAGAGCCTACTTGATTAAATATTTGATTATTAGGATCATTATTATTAATCATTCTTAAAGTAACATAGAAATTAATGTTTAAGTTTTCATAAATGTTTTTTGCAATACTTTCTTGATTATTCATTAATACATAATTTGTTTCTCCGATTAAACTTTGTTTATAAATTGTAACATCATTCAAATTAGTGTTAGGAATATTTAATGTTGATATAGTAGTATTAGCATTTATAATTTTATTATATAAATTTCTAGCAAATATCATTTTGTTATTATTATCATATAATCTTGCTTTAGTTGGAGATAATGAATTGATATTCGAATATGATTCACCATTGTAATTAATAGAATTATAATCAAAAACAATTTTTTTAGTAGTATTAGTTGTTGAATATAAAGGAAAATACATTTCTACTAAATTATATTTGTTTCTATAATAAAAATCTACATAGTCATATAATCCCGCAAAAATCTCTACTCCATTATAAGAACCTACTAAATTTAATATATATGAATTATCATTTTTAATATATCCAATATACAATTTTGTATCATCTGTATCTCTAAAATCCAAATAAAAATATACACCATTATTTATTTCAAAAATCGTACAATATGACACTTTATAACCTGTATCACCATATACTAAATTATATTCATATATTGTTTCTACTTGATTATTATTAATTTTATAAATTCCACCTTTACCGACTGATGTATACATCAAAAACAAATAAATATTATTCATATCTTTTACATATATCTGAGATAAAAACTGTACTAAATAAGGTAATGTTATTTTTTTTACTAAAGTATAATTATTATCATAAATTTTATATTCATAATATGATGAAGGATTATCTGTATCTATTCCATAAATGTAAAGATTTTCTTCTCCAGTAGATTTATCTAATTTGACATCAAATCTTGTATAAAAAGCAACAGGAAGAATTGTTTCACTCCATTCATTAGACGCTCCTACATTTATTACAAATTTAATTATTCTTTCTTTGCCATCTTCATTAAATATAATATAATAAGTTGCTCCATCAGGAGACTTTATTATTCTATTTTGCCTATATGGTGCTTGATTATAGTGATATGGAATAATATAATCATTCCTCAATATAACTTCATACTCACCACTAATTAAACCACTCGCAAAAATATTATTTAATAATAATACCTTACTTATCATATCATATTCTCCTATAGCGAATGTTAATCCATAGATATTATTATCTTCTGCTTGATTTAATGCTGTAATAGGATACAATTTTGTTCCACTTGCAAATTCAGTTATCATTTGTATTTCGTTTAAATTACCATCTACTAAATATATAAATCCATAATAATTATCTGATGTATCTTTATAGTATCCATAAATTAAATACTCTTCATACATTTCATTATATAATTTTCCTAATGCAACGACAGAATTTGCATTCTGCTCATTAATTAAAATATTATTTATATTTTCAGCAATATTTTTATTCAATGTTTCGCTATTTTCAAAAGATGGAATATTATTACCATTTTCTATATCTAAATTGCCTGTTAAATATTTTAATAAATTATTTTTATAATCTTGCGTCATAATACCTCCTATTGTATAAATGGTGCATTTAATGAATTATTTAATACGTTATCATTAGTAATTGTTATTTCTTCTACAATTAAATTTTCCCATATTATATTAGCACTTGCTTCTAAGTCTATATTTCTTGTTATATATTCGCCTTTATTAATATTACCTTTTGCTTTATTTCTCTGATTATCAAACCAGTTAATAGCCTTTTCAGAATTATAACTTGATGTCAATGTGTAGACATAGAATACTTCAAATGTATTCTCGCCACTTGCATATATTTGAGTTGTTTTACTCTTTACCATATACCATTTTTTTAATTCATTAATCGGTGCATTGAAATATACACTAGAACCAATATTATATAAATTATCTTGATAAGTTTTTATTGTTAAATTTATTTCTGGATAACCTTTATATTTGATATAAGTCTGTGCTATTTGCAATAATTCATCACTTGATAATACATCGTTTCGACTTTCATATCTTTCTATTACACCATTTCTGCCTGTGTTTTGATTAATGCGATTAATTTCTTCAATGTTTGATACAACCTGTCTACCTTCTATTATTGGCGTATATGTAATTTCTATTACTGTGCCGGCAGGATATATATTCATGCTATCATTACTTACAAAACGTGCTTCTGTAGGCTTATAATAAAAATCTGTGTCAATTCCTAATTCTTTGTCATTCATTGTTGAAAATGTTTTTTCAATACCATTCACTAATATTGATGTTATACTTCCTATAGGTGTACTTGTAATAAATTCTCTTGTATAACCACTTGCAATTAAAGTTTCTTTATAATCAATAGAGCCAAATACTTGATTAGAAATTAAAGACTGTTTATTTCTATAATCTGATGTTGAATAACTAAACGATATATCTTGAATATTATGTTCTTCAAAAAAACTTTGAGTATATTCTATTTCTGTTTGTTTAGTCATAAAATCAGGGTCATAAAAGTCTATTGCTATAGTATTTTGGTCTATCATTCTAGTAAACCATTTAGAACTACTTATCTCAGCAATATATTGAAATACATCGTACGCTGATTTATTTTGAGTATTATAAGCTCCGATAGTATCATCTGCTCCATATATTTCAACATTACCTAAAACAAAACCATAATCGCTTATTTCATCTATTATTAATTGTATAGATTCTAAAATCGTTTTATTATCAATAACAAAATCAAGTATTTTACCTTCGCTTAAGAATGTTTTATAATCTAATATCTCTAAAGAACAGAACTTAGGCTCTCTAGGATTTAAACTTATTTTACCTGTATTCTTTACTACTCCACAGAATATTAACTCAGTATCGTGATATATTAAACATTGAGAATAATCTTTTGGGTAGTAAAAATTATTAACATAGTCATGATTCTCTTCCCAACTCTTAGGGTAACAATTATTCAAGATAGTTGAAGAAGTAGAAAGCATTTCTTCTTTAATCTCTACTAAATTATTACAAACTACTTCTTCATTGTCTATATACATTTTAATCATGAAACACCAACTCCATAATTATAATCATTAGGACTTCCACCACTATAAGTTTTAATATTATGAACTAATTGTCCTAATGGGTCTTGTTCAATATTAACATTATTATATACTTGAATATTAGGATTATATGTATTTTGCATTGATGATATTCTCGTACTATCTATTCCGTTTGCATACGGATTAAACTTTTTAGGTACTACCGCTTCACCTTCGTGAATCATTGCTAACATATCATCTGGTACATAATTTGTTCCTGTTGCAAGTTTTGGTATTAATGGTATGTTTATTCCTTTACCACCAACTACAGGCACCCAATTTGGTATTTTAATTTTATTTAATCCTTTAATAAATCCATTTATTCCGCCTATAATTGCATTTATTGGTGCTTTTAATATATTAGCAATACCTGACATTATACTCTTAAATATATTTACTACACTTTGCCATGCGGCTTTCCAATTTCCGGTAAATACATTTTTTATAAAATCAATTAAATTACTTATTATATTTTTTATCATATTAAATTGATTTCCTATTAAATCAAATATAGGTTGTACTATACCAAATGCTGCTTGAATTTTAGTAGATAATACACTTGCAAAAAAATCTATTGCTGCGGTTAATGGTGGTAATATTACTTGTAGTATCGTACTTAATAAATCAATAAAAGGTGGTAAAATAGATGATATAATTTGTACTAAAGGTGTTATAATTGACATTAATATTTTAATTATTGGATTTAATAAATCTGCAATAGGTTTCAATAAAGGTAATAATGAATTAATAATCTGTGTTAATGGTGGTAATATCATTTGTATAATTTGAAGCAATGGTGGTATTAATGTGTTTAATATTTGAATTGCTATTGGCATTATTGTTTGGAAAATATTAGATAATACCGGCATTATTTGACTTAATAAACTTTGTAAAGCAGGTGCTATTGTTTGTATAATTTCTAATAAAGGTGGTATTATTACCGGAATAATTTGTCCTAACCCACTAAATACTTTTTCTCCTACTTTTCCTAATTTTGATATAACTCCGGTTAAACCTCCGAATGGCTCTAGTGCTTTATCCACAGATTTCATTATATTAGCAACACCTCTAACTAATGCTGTTCTAGCATTTGCAATAGATGTTTGAATTCCACCTGTTGCGGTATGTGCTGACTTACTTAAAGCTTCCATTGAACCTGTACCCTCAGAATCAAGTTTATTTAGTGCCTCATTAAATTGGTCAATAGATATACTTCCATCTGATAAACCATCCTTTAAATCTTTAAATGAAATACCCATTGATTCTGCAACTTTACTCATTAATCCAGGTATTGCCTCATTCATTTGATTAAAGTCTTGAGCAGAAACTTTACCAGCAGATAATGCTTGTTTATACCCATAAATAAATCTATCGACAGCCTCAGTAGACCCATTAGCAAAAACCATTGCACTATCATTTATCGATTTAAACATTGCTTCCGACTTTCCTAAGTCACCCGTTACTGTAAATAAATCTTGCACTCCTGCTACTGCTTGGTCTAATGACGTAGGTAACCCCTGCACTGATTCATCAATTCTTTTAACTGATTCAGCAGCTTCATCAGCACTTACTCCGAATAGTTCCATTACTTTAGGGTAATTATTCATTGTATCAATTCTTTGAGAAGCTCTATCGACATTTTCTCCAATTAGTTCTATTCCTTTTGAAACTGCTTTTGCTGTGATATTTCCAATAGCCATTGCTGCAGACATTTTACCGAATGAAGATGTAATACCTTTTGTTTTACTATCTAAATTAGAAGTATCACCGACAAACCTTACTAATACTTCACCTTCCATAATATCTCTCCTTTCTATTAAAAAAAGTGAGGTTTACCACCCCACCTTAAAGGATTTTTTAACTTGAAGCAATTTCAGTTCCTTTTCCTATTAATTGCATTTCAAAACTAAATTCTGATTCATCTTCAGCTGCACCACCTAAATCACTTATGTTAAGTGAAACTTGTGCTTGGTAAGTAGTATACTCTAATACTCCACCAGTTGCTCCTGATAATAAATCAAATTTAATTTGTACTCCTGAGAATTGTGCTACTTCACCATCTGCAATCAATGTATGAACTTTGTCTAGAAAAGCAATATCACCAGTATTATTAACATCTAACTTTAATGTTCCAGTTAATGTAACACTAGCACCAGTAATTACCTTTCTTTGCAAAGCATCACAGAAAACATAAAAATCTTTTTCTTCTAGCTCAGTGTCCACACCGATTTCAGAAGTTGTACAGATATCTGTAAATACAGGATTTTCAGTTGTTCCAGTATTTATTGCTAGATTTTTTATTAATTCTCTATTATTAATATACCATTCCATGAATTTTCTCCTCTCATTATGATATTCTGTTGACAATACATTGTAAAGTCATTGTATAAGACACACGTCTTATATCTTCATATGCTATTGTTCTTGGATTAGAAAATTGTTTTATCATTATTTGCCATTGTTGGTCGTTCCATTCAAAATAAATGTTATTTCCTATTAAATTACCAATTTCTACACTTACATTTTTAGCATTTTGAATATTATCTCCATAAATGTTTACATCATAATAATTATATAATGGATCAGTATTCCATAATACAATTTTTTGACCGGATGTTTCTTGCACAACAATAACTTGTATGTCATTATCAGCATGTGTACTATATTCAGCCTTTATTTTGTAACCATCTATTATAGATCGTAAATAATCAATTAATACTAGGTTCTTATTTTTAATATCTTGCTCACTCATATTATATCTCCTTTAATGCAGATGAAATAGCATTCTTAACAATTTTTCCACTTGACTGACGGAACTGTCTAAAATACCATTGAGGTTTAGTACTCTTATTTGTCCAATTAACATCTTTCATTCTCCATACATAAACATCATAGCCAGTTCCACTTAATAATGAGTATGTTTTATTATACCCTCTTATTGGTTTTGCCATTTCTGACCTTGCTAATTTTCCTGTTAAGTATGGATATGCATCTGTTGCTTTGGTATATTCGCGGGTGAATACTGCTACATTATAGACAACTCTATCTTCAAACTTGTTTATTTGTTTTATAGGTAATTCTTTTACCCATTGAAATTTTATTTCTACTGCACTCATTTTACTGCGATTATAATATTTGCAAGTTTATTCCAAATCCAATCATCTCTAACATCTATTATAGAAAAAGTATGATTACCAAATATTAATTGGTCTCCTTCTTTAACAGGTGTTTTACCTTTAACTATGAAATATCCTTTTGCTTCTGCTACTGTATCAGTACCAAATTTAACGGACATATCAGCGTTATATGGACATACTTTTATCTTTACTTGACGTTTATCTTGGTCATCATAATAATCGCTAATACCGCGGTTATTTTGTACCAAAATAGCTTTCATTCCATTAACATTAAACATATTAATCACCAAATGGTAGATTAACACCCATGTTATAATTAATTGGATTTCCTCTATATAATAACCCAGCATTGCCTAATATTCTAAGTGCGTCTTTTGATATATCACTTATCAAATCGCTTTTCATTGCTCCTGCTTCTATTGCACCACGATTATCTAAACTAGGAATATCATATTCTTCTATAAAACGTAATTGTTCCATACTTGCGTTTTTAACAGCCTTAGGACAAGATATAGAGTCCCAATTAGGATTTCTATATCTTATACCTATTTGACTGTATATCATTTCACAAGCCTTTTCAATTTTCCACTCTTCTTCAATAGTCATATTATATTTGTTATTAAACTCTTCTATTGTAAAGAAAGTCATAATTGACCTCCTTTCTAATTATGCAGATATTTCTTCTACTAATTTAATTATTGCATTTGGTTCAACAACTTTAGCTCCAAACATAATGTTTCCTTCCATTACGTAGTAACCTGGAAAACCTGGATAGTTGTTATTGTATTCTACGAATGAATCGAAGAATGAATCACCAACTACTGCTAGTGGATTATAGAAATATCCTTTTACATCTGATAACATTGTATCATTGATTGGGAATATTTGAACTCCGTATGCTTCGTCAACAACACCCATATCAACACCTTTAACTCCAACTTCTGTTTCATAGTGAAGAATTGAAGTAAGTGCTGAAGCTAATTTTGCATGTTCTGTAGCAGCAAGTCCTAATCTATAATCGCTATATACATTTTTATTAAATAAATTTGCTTTAAGATTATTTAATATTTCAATGTAATCAGTCTGAGTTGCTGGGTCCCATTCTGCTTCTTCAGTTACACCATTAGCAAGAACAGTACCAAAACCGTAAGTATCAACTCTTCTAGCAACTGCTTGGTCTTTTTTAGCCATAGCGTCTTCTAGTGTATTAATAAAGTTAGTTCCTGATACTAATACTGGAATACGAATAGAATAATCCATAGGTAATTCTGTTAAATCTACCTTTTGTGAACTATATCCTAATAGTCCTGGTGTAAGAGCATTTGTAATTTCTTTTGTGCTTCTTACATTAACAGTAGCGTCTCCTGATTTTAAAATTTCTATCATTGGAGTACCTGCTGTTCTTAATTCTCCAATATAATTTGGATTTAAAAATTTGTAAAATTGTGAGTTATAAAGTAAAGATTCATAAATACGTTTTGCAACACTTTGTAAATCTAGACTATAAACTCCGTCTTGTGTATAATTCATAATTAATTCCTCCTAATCAAATCTTTTAAACTTGTTTTTCTTGTAACTTTTATTTCTTCTTTTGGTTTTACTGTCGAATTAAAACTTGTTTCGTTTGGTATCTCGGTCTTCTTATCAGGTTCAGGAAAATAGGTCGCTTTATATTTTTCCTTAATCATTGAAATAGCTTTTGCGTCATCTTCTTCATCTTTAAATAATGAGTTTCTTAACGCAGATATCTCTTCTAGATTTTCTTTCTTAAACCCTTGAGACACCATTTCTACTTGAAGTTTTAAACCTCTAGTATTATTAGTAAGTTCTGTGTTTCTTGATTCAATGTCATTGTAAGACTTTTCAAGTTTGTTATATTTCTCTTCTAGTTCCATATAATTTGCAGTGTTTTCTTTTATGGTATCTTTTCTTACCTTTTCAATTTCATCACTTGAAACATAACCCTTCCTAATATCTTTTTCCAACTTTTCGATGTTTATATCATCATTGGATAGTTGGATATCCTTGTTTGTGATATACTTTGATATATCCATTTTTTTCTCCTCCTATTTGTCGACATATTTAGAAGTGCGGTGTCTACTTAAAGTTTATAGACATTCAAGTAAACATGCTGGTCTTTTTTTATCTGTATATTGCCACCACTTGTTTCTTTAATGAAACAGTTGGCATCGTATTTTGCAATTCCTTTATTTTAGAATTGACTTTTTTTATTTGTTGATTTAATTTATCAACTTCTTTTTGTTCACCATATAATCTTTGCATTTTTCTATCAGTAAGTAATCGTTCTTTTTTTAATGTTAAACTATTTACTTTTTGTCTAGTAATTGCAATTTCTTCTTTTTCCCCATAACTTAAATCACTTTTAGGTATAGGTTCTGTTGGTTTCCATATTGTTATTTCACATTTACAATTAGGATGTAATATATCGCCTTCTGCTTCTTCTGCAACATCAGCGATTCTTATTACATCACTTCTTGTTAGTAGTTTCTCTTGATAAGGTAAACAATGTTCACAACTAAATGGATGATAAGGTATCATAAAATATCTTTCCCCAGTTAATTGTGCGTCATTTAAAGTTCTATTCCAACCCTCACGCACTAAATTAGTGTTATATATCATTGAATTGTAAGTACTTAATTCAACATATCTGCAAATATCATTTGTTCCTTTATAATAATAAGGTACTATTTGATTATTATATCTAGGTATCTTTTTACTTATATATTCAACTTTATCCACTTCATAAGCTGGACTTTTTAAAGACCTAGAATATTCTCTTTTTTTGTAGTTCTTGAACTTTTTTTCTACTCCTAATACAACACTAATAGGCACTAGACTAAATATACTTCCTTCAGGTTCTTCTCTTATTATTGTTTTTCCTTTTAAGTTTCTTTCGTGAATCATAGTAGAATATTCTTCAACTGCTTCATTAAAGAACTTATGACTTTTACCCCATATTTTTTCTAACTCTTTAGCAAAATATTCTTCGCTTTTGCCTTCATATAAACATTTAAAAAATAACTCTTCTGTTTTGTTTTGCATACGTGCATATTTTAAATTAACATTAAATACACTATCTGCAATACTATAACTCTTCATATGTTAACCTAATATCTTCTCGTTCTTGATTATATGCTTTAGTTAAACTTTCAGCATCTGTTTTTTCATCAATTAACTTATTAAGTATTGGTGTTAATATTTTTGCACGTGTGCTATATGGAATAGCCATTGCTCTTTGAATAGCTTGTAATGTATTTATCTTTTTATTATCATCAAGTTTTTCATTGCCTCCATAATCCCATACCAGATCACTTGGTATTTTATTATCTTGTATATTTAATAATTCTTGTAATTTAACTATGTTCTCTATTAAATGATTAACTTGTGGTTCTATTTGCTTTTTAATAGCTTCAATAGTCATCTCAGTTAAATTCATAGATAAATCAACACTTGCAACATTTTGGTAATTATCTTTTTCATATCCGAATGTTGCTGGGCTTAAATTAGCCATTTGAATAATTTGATAATCACAGAACTTAAATGTATCAACATAATCATTTACTCTTAAATTACCCTGTAAATACTCAAATACACTATGTTCTTTATCTCCTGGTAATAATGTAAAGAAATCTTGTAAATTACCAACACTAATGGTTTTGACATCATATATATTTGCACTTGGTTGCCATTGATTATAAATATCTCCACTTTGAAAGTGTTGAGTTGTTGCTATTCTTGTTTTTGTTTTCTGTACCTCTTCACATAAAGTATTATATACTTCCATTTCTTCATTTAAGAACTTAATACTATCCTTAAAGAAGTCTTGTCCTGTATCTATATTAATTAATACTTCATAAGGTAATTCATATACTCTTTTATATTCAGTATCGTTAATTTCATTGAATGCTTGTAAAGACATTTCTTGCCATTCTCCACGTTGTTTTTCTTTTTTGTAAGCAGTAAATACTAACTCTGTTTTACCGCCCTCTATCTCAATATGTCTTTTTAAAGCATAATCAAATTCTTCACCTTCAAAATCTTGTATAATATCACAACTATATACTTTGTCATATTTTTGTACTAGATTATGAATATCACATTTTTTAATACATTCTAAATATACTTTATCTTCAAATTTGTGTATATATATAAAACTTTCTTTTTCATATACAGCAAGTTCTAATGCTTCACCTAATGTAGGCATTAACCAATTTATGTCTAAACCTTCTGTTTGTGTTAATAAATCACTACCAAATAATTGATTTCTAATGTATGTTCCTATCTTTTTTGCACTTGGTGCAAGTACATATCTTTCCTCATTTTCTATGTTTGGCTTTCCATTTGTTATACCTGGGTTAGTTATTTTTACATTAATCTTAATATAAGGTGTCTGTAAAGGGTTAAAATGTCTTAATTTTCCTAACATATCTTATCCTCCTATACTTCTATACCTGTTTCTAATGTTGTTCCCCAATAAGTTTTTCTATTCTTTTCATCATTCTTTAATAATCTTATTGGTCTAACTACTACTCCCGCTATAACATTTTTGAATAATTGCTTTTTAAAATATACTCTAATAGCATAACTGTTTTGTGCAGGTGCCTCGTCCTCACTTATTCTTAATTTTTTAATAAGCACTCCATTATAGTACAAGTACAATTTCCATTTCTTTTTTTTCATTTAAACCTCCAAAAAAAGCATAAGGTTATCCCCTATGCTTCCAATTGCACCATAAAAGGCCAATTCACTGCACTTCCACGATATAATAATATCATAATATTTATTATTTGTCAACTTTTCTATTTTCAACAAAAACATAATGGTCTTCATATATCCTGTATACTTCGCTTTCATGACAAGCCCTACAAGGTACTACAATTTCAAGTGGTATTTCTAATGCTATCCCATGTTTTTCTATTACCTTTATTATATCATCATAATTAATCTCCATTAAAAATCTTTTTGATTTTTTACATTTTATTTTAATTTTAACACCTTCTTTTTTGTTTAGGTCTACAATTATAGCAATATTTTGTTTTCCCATATTTATTAGTCATAAAAGGATGGTTGCATTTTAAACATATTCTTTCTATATTATCAATTCCGCTTTCTCTACGATATGCACTTTTGCATTTTAAAGAACAAAATCTATTTTTTTGTTGCTTATATGTTTTATATTCTTTGCCACAATATTCACAAATAAACCTTAACTTTTCTCTTTTTGCTAAACTTACTTCATATTGTTTTTTATGCCATTCTCTTCCTTCTTTAGATTTATGCCATTTTATTGCTTTAGGTCTAGCATTTTCATTAAGATTTTTCCTGTATTTTTCTTTTGTTTCTTCTGTTATTTCCATTGCATGTCTTTTACTATGTTCTTTTTTTGTCAATAATTCTAAATTATTTATTTCATTATTATTTTTATTATGGTCTTTATGATGTACATGATATCCTTTAGGAATTTTTCCATTATAATATTCCCATATATATCTATGAAGTCTATACCTTTTACCATCAATAGCAGAACTTAAATAATACCCTGTTTTATCATCTTTTGTAAATTTATATCCATTAAAATATGCATATTTTGTTTTTTCAATATATTGCACCTTCATTTTACCACCTCAAAGATATTATACCATAAATATCTTGTCGCGTCAATCTACGTTATATAACTGGTGCACGTCCCGTTAGTTTGAATTCCATAATGCAATAGCGTACAGAATCGACATAATGGTCAAATTCTTTAACATAGGCATTTATTCCTTCACGTTCACTTCTTAACTTATCATAGTGATAACTTTCTAACTCTTCTAGACCAATGTCATGACCACCATATATAGGATTACTGTTAATAAAATATCTAATATGTGGCATTTCTATTATCTGTAAAAACTCTTTATAAAATAAACTTTGCATATACTGTACTGATTCATCAACACTCATATTATTTTTTTTAGCAAGTTCATGTCTTATTCCATCAACTTCAAGCCTATTGCAGAAGTGGGAAGCCTCACTATCTACTACTAAAGTATTGACAGGAATATGTGGGTATTTTTCATGTAATAATTTTATAAACTCTTTTAATTGATTACTATAAAATTCTGTGGTTGGTGTATCGTTTTCAACTTTTGGATCATGATAATATTTATCAATTAAAACCAAATTCCATAATCTTGTCTCTTGATTCTGTGCTAATGCTATCGCACTAAAAGTAGTAGCATTTACAGAACCATAGTCACAACCTATACCTATTTCACGTATAACATATTTATCCTTAAATTCTTTTTCTGACATCTTAGGTATATGATTAAATACTACTCCAGATGCTATTACCCATTTATTAAACACCTTCTGGTCTCTTAAACTGCCAGCAGGAAAACTCTTTACTGCTTCTTTTATCTTTTCTTCTGTATCCAATACAGGATTGTCATAAGGAAAGAATACATACTTAACCCAATCTCTACCATCAATATAATCTTTTTTATACGGGTGATTCTGACTTCCTTCCACATTAAAACTATCTATTCTTTTATAGTATGGATGCCCTGCATAGCTCATCATACGTCCTGGTATTTCATTAAATGATTCACGTAATTGACCTTGTGTATATATTCTAGCTGCTTCATCTATCCAACAAAATACCAAAGGTTTACCTAGTATTCTATTAAATGATAGTTTAGTATTGAATCCAAAAAAGTAGAACCTAATATTAAATATCTCTAAGTATTTATCTTGCTGACCGTATTTTAAAGTATAATGTTTATATTTTATTTCATCTAATATCTTTACTAAATTATCAACTATATTTGATTTTACTGTATCAGTTGTCCACCCTATAATAGCGCCATTATATTCACGTGGTAAATAATCTTTATTCTTACGTTGCTCTTTTTCATAATTATAAAGGTTCTCAGCATACTTTATAAGTGATAAGCATATATCGTATGTCTTACCACTTTGCGTACTTCCTAATACACTTATATTTGGTACATTAGAACTTATTATATCATTATATAGTGATATCTGTTTCTTTGATAATATCATCTGCATTCTCCTTTTGAGGTGCAGTATCTAATTCATCCATTGTTTCAACTGGTACGAACTTTTCTTCTTTTATCTTCTTTAATCTTTTTTTGTTTTTAGTTAGTTTTTGAGTTGTTTTACCTTGACATTCATTTGATTGAATATCTTTAAGAATCAATTCTTTATTTTCTAACTCTAACTTTTCTTTTTCAGTAATAATTCTACCATTACCATTTTTAATCATATAATTCTTACCAACTTTTATAAATTCCATTTTTATTCCTCCTCATATAGCGTTTTTTCTAAATTACTATTATCAGTTATTGTAATATTAAGGCTAGGTGTTTCTTGTTCTTTTTCTTCTTTTAACTCACCTAATACCGCAAGAATAGTTTTATAAGCTTCAGGACTACCGCCTTTTGTTTTATCTATTGCATTGGCTAATAATCCTAATGTAACTTTATTTTTATAAGTCATATTATCATCTGTAGTTTGTTTTAGCATTGCTTCTAGTTCTTGCTTCATCATAGCCCTTTCTCGCCTCACTTCTCCTGACCTTATTCCACCTTTTTTTCCGTTTATCTTGGCTTCTTCTCGGTTTTGTTCGCTTGTAAATGGTATTAAGTTATCTTCTTTTGCCACTATATCACTTCCTTATTATTTTCTAAAATATATTTGTGCATTTTTTTGTGGCAATTAAAACACAAATATATTAAATTATAATAATCGTCATTTCCTCCTAAACTAATTGGGATTATATGATGTAATTCTAAATTTTCTTCATTTCCACAGCAGCCACATATTAAAGGTTTTACAATTTCTTTGTTTTGTATCTTTTTTGTCAATTCTTTTCTTCGCTCATAATTTTTTCTTTTACTATAATCTATTCTTTTTGTATGAACTAAATTATAACTCCTAATAACTCTTGATACTTCTACATTAGACAATGGTTTTCCCTTAGCCCTATTGCTGTAACATATTATGTCTTTATCATTTAATTGACTTATTTCAAGTGCGGTTTTATTTTGAATAAAAGCATATTCTAAAATTTTCTTATTTCTTTTTTCTATATTGTTTTTAGGGTTATAATTATCTATAAAATCATATATTTCTTTTAAATTCTCATTAGATATATTCCAACCTCGTCTCATTTTTTATCTCTTTCTATACTATTTATATCAACATATTCAATTTCTAATTTCATATTATTTCCCTTTCTTTTTAGACGCTATTTTTGGTAATTTCTTCCCTTTAGTTGCTTTATCCCATTCTTCAACCGCTTTCTTACCACCTAATGCTTTTATACCTTCAGGTGTATGTCCCCATGCTCTTTGGCTTTTTGACTTCCATGGCATACTTATTCTCCTTTCTTATATTTATCGTTTATTTTTCTTCCTGATTTAATTAAACTATCAGGACTAAACTGTTCATAATAATATAATACTTCTGTTATATTTGCTTTTTTACCTCTCCTTACTTTTTTATTAAATTGATAATCTTCAGCTATTACTAATTCAGGATTAAATCTTATATTACCAATTAAAGACTTTTTATAAATACAATTCCAAACACAACAATTCCATTTTGGTGGATTATCTTTTATAATTATTTTATGAGTGCTACATTCCCAACTAATATAACAATAATCCCATTCTTCTTTTGTTTTATCTAATATTGTTTTAATATAATTGTCTTTTACTGAATCATCACTATCAATAAAAGCAATATATTCTCCTTTAGCATTATCCAATCCAACATTTCTTGGAATACTAGCTCCACCACTGTTTTCATTTAATCTAATGTATTTAAACCATTTAGGAAATTCTAATTTTAATTCATTATCGCTATGGTCATCAACAACTATAACTTCAACCTCTTTTGTAATTTGTTTTTTTAATACTTGTAATAATCTTAACAAATTTTCATTTCTATTATATGTTGGTATTATTATAGATAATTTAATCATAAAATCCCCTTCTAGAATAATCTATTTTTATCCCTTCTTTTTCAAAAAAAGGTATTACTTCTCTAGCCCATTTTCCTTTCATAACTCCTACATTATGAAATGTTCTATATCCCCAATCGATTATATAATCTCCGCTATTGATTAAATAATCATATCCTTTTGTATCTTGATTATATTCAACTGTCCACGGATCACTATCTTTTTGTAATATATTAATTAACTTTTCTTTATCCCATAACCCACACATTAAACTAAGTTCATATTCACTGCCTTTTTTTCGCATTTTAAAGCCATTTAAGTCACATTCTTTATCTTCTTTATTAAATACCTTTTCAAAGTTAATTAATGCAACATTACCTTTTAAAACACTTCTAGCATACTCTATACGCTTTATATCGACTGGTTTTCTTATAAATATATCATCAATCATTAATAATATCTGTTTATCATTTATTTCTGTTAATGTTTCTCTTATTCTTTTAGTCCATTTATTTAAAGGATAATCTTTATTAATTGTTCTATAATATGGATTTTTTATTGTTTCTGTTGCATATATAATTTCAGGGTGTTCTGGATAATATTTTTCTATACATTGATGAAATGGTTCAAATAAGTCATCATTTTTATCACATGAGCAAACTAATATAACCATTCTACCAATCCTTTAGCTTCAAGATAACTTGCTCTTTGATTAATTATTTCATTTTCAATTATACCATTACTTCTCACATAATGTTTACCAGTAACTATATCTGTATATCCTTTTTTAACAATAACTTTAGCATAATCATCAGGATTATAATCACTTTTATTATCTAAATATTTACCCCAATTACTTTTTGGTGGTTTATACTTAAATTTAAAAGACTGTTTTACCCTATTTATATCCACTTTATTCATCGATAAATCGCAGATAATAGAATTCCCCTTGTTTAGTCCTAATTCTTTAAATACGGGCAAATCTGTGCAAATTACGGGTGTATTTACCATAAGGCTTTCTACAACACTATAACAAAATGCTTCACAATCGCTTAATTGAACTAAAAAGTCGGCTTTTGAAACATCTTCTATAATATCCATTTTAGGCTCTTTATATATAACATTTTTGCCTATTCCTTCACGGTGTCTATTAGTATATACTAACCACTCATAATTAACACCCGCTTTATCTAACATTCTAGCCAACTTCTGCATTCTTTTTAGACCTTTTTCCTTAGTTAATCTAGTAGCACTAATTAAATGTATTTTATCATCATTATATTTTTCAACTTTAGGAATATCTATTGAAACAGGGTTGTAAATTAATTCATAGTCAACGCCTGTTATTTCTTTAAAACTTTCTCCAGCCAATTTGCTTACTGCAATATACTTAGTAAACTTTGGATGCATTATAGGACTAAAACTAACTTGCTTATAATCGCAATGAATTAAATGTATGTAATTATTAGCAATTACGTTATCAATTATATCCGGATTATAACAACAGAAAAAATTGTCACACTTAATTATTTCATTTTCTTTATACTTGTGTACTTCTACATTTTTTGCTAATCTTTTTATTTGTTCTGGATGTGCTTCTTTATAATATACTACCATATTTTTGTATAATTTTGATAAATAGTAAAAGAAACTCTCACATCCACCAATATATGATATTACTTTAAAATAGAATACATTTTTCATTTTAGATAACCAAACACTTTTTCATTTATTTCTTTAGATGTTTTCATTGCTTCATCTTTATTTGTAAAGCTCTTAAATGCTCCTGCTGTGTTTGACACATTCCATATCTTTCGTACTGCAACTTCTTTTTCAGTTATTGTAAACTTATCTTCATCCTTACCGGTTATTTCATTTTTTGGTACTGCCTTTTTAATGTTTTCTATTTTATAATCTAGATCATCTATCTTTTTTTGAAACTTAGCTGCTTGATATTCTTCTTTTGATAATTCTAACATATCAACCCTAGTTAATAAATGTACTGTATTTAATGGAAACATTACTCCTTTTTCCTCATCTGTATATATTGAAAATTCTTTACCTAATATCTCTACTTTTTCCATAAATTCATCTAATTTCATTTTATTCCTCCAACTTTCTTAAACATTTCTTTCATATTCATATCTAATTCATCACTACTTAGATATATATCTGGTATTTTATTTATTTTCTTTTGTTTTCTCCAATATTTGCGTTCTTCTTTGTCTTTTATTGTACTAACATTTATTATACGAGATTTTATTATGTTAAATATAGGCTCTGATTCAGGTATACTGTTTAATTTCATCATAAATTCGGTTATTCCTAATTTTAAAAATTCTTTATATCTAATATTTTCATATCTAGCACAATAAAAGGCATATAACTGTTCTAAATCTTTATCGTAAGCAAAGCAAATCGGTGTTGTATTATTTTTTTTCTGAGGGTGTTTTGGTATTGCCTAACAATGCATTACTAAAATCTAAGCCAAATGCTTCACTTTCATTTTCATTTAGCCCTATATCTAAAATTAATTCTTGAAATATCATTCCTGTTGCTTCTTTTGATATTTCATCATATATTTCTAAAAAAGCCATTTCTGTATAATATTTTTCTAATTCATTAAGATTTGAATTGTCATAATATGTTTTCCCTTTTTCTTTCTTTTCAATTACTAAATCTTTTTTAGTTATTCCTTGCTTAGAAAAATCTATCATCATTTTAGTTCTTGCTTTCATATATACGCTTTGCATTTTAGCAGTTAATTCTACATCTCTTTTAATTTCAAATTCTTTGTTTTTATATGTTAACTTTGTTATATCGTCATCAATTTTTTCAAATTTATATTTCATATTCCCTCCTATATTTAATTATATCATTTTATTAATAAAAAGTCTATTTTGTTTTTTGTTTACCTTTTTCATATATTCTTTCATAATGTGGCCTTAATACTTCTATAATTGTATAATCGTCGTTATAAATATGATTTAAATCATCATCATAAAACTTTAATATTGTCCAAAAGTATTGTTCATATAATACTGCTTTCTCACCATTTTTATATATTAATACATCATTTGGTAATATATCTCTTTTAGGTGATTTCATCATTGCCCTTATCATTTCATAGTTATATATATTACTTTCCATTGTTACCTCCTTTGTTTAATATTTTAAATAATTTACCCAATCCTGTTGTAGTTAATTCACTTCTTATAATCCAACCCTTATCAATTGTAATTATGTCACAATTTTCTTTCATATAATCTATAGCTTTTTTTCTTATGTTTTCTAATTGTTCAACCTTTTTCTCTGCTTTAGTTAAATCTGCATTATATAAAGATTGTCCATATAATTCACACATTCTATTTAATTCTTTATTTTCTTTTTCTAGTTGTTCTACTTTTTGTTGTAAATCTTTAATTGCTTTATATAATTCTTTTTTATCAAAATTAATGGAATATGAAACATTTTTTATTCTAGGTGTTTTTGCTTCAGGCTCATAAAAGCGAGTGGGTTCTGTTCTATCTGTTATAAAAGTTGTTTTTGATGTATCATATAATCCTTTAAAATTTTTATTTATTTCTTCACTCATATTTACTTATTCTCCAATCTTATATTCCATACAACTAAATTGTTCTTTTGTTACTATTGATTTAATATCTAAATATTTAACATATTTCATATTTCTGTCTTTCAAATCAATATATCTTAACTCATTATTAATATCTTTTTCTATAACTAAATATCCATTAACATAGTCTCCTACTTCTATTAAATCTATTATATTAGGGCTTGATTTGATAATTTCACTTTGTTCATATAAGGTTTCATATTTATTTTTGTCAGTAGTAATAATTTTTTCATATCCTTGAAAGTGTACCCATTCTTTTATATCTGTTATTTTTTCTATTCCATGTTTAGTTCTTACATAATCTCCTTCTGTCATATTTACTTATTCTCCTTTAATAGTAATTCTTCTATTTCTTCAATGGTGTAAGGGTAATCTTTATCTAAAGCCCATATTTCAGTGTGATACCAATACTTATCTCTATCTTCAACAAATTCATATTCAAATTTATAATTTAACGCACCATTCTCTTTAAATGTGTCATAGTAATATACATTAAAATATTTTTTATCATTAATTTTTTTCTGATAAAATCTATCGCAATTTTTCCATACTGGTACATCATATTGTTTATATCCGCTATTCAATAATACTTTTTCTGTCATTTATTTTCCTCCTTTAATTCTTGTAATTTTTCAAAATATTTTAACCAACATTTTTTATAAATATCATTACAATTTTCTTCACAATAATCATCTTCATAAAATACATCCTGTGCTTTTTCTTCTTTTTCATCTTCAAAACCAAAGTTTAAAGGGCATTCTTCTTTAAAAAAACTAAATTCTAACATTGTATCTATTATATTATTTAATCTATCTAACTCTTCGATTATTTCATCAGCATCTGGAGCTAATACTTTATAAGGCACTAATTCTTTTAATCTTTTTGTTTGTCTTAAATCTAAATAATCATACATCTTTATTATTCTCCTTTAATTCTTTTAAATCTTGTAATTCCATAAATGATATTGTAAATCCTGTTAAATCGCTATTATCATACTTGTTTTGCATAAATTTAAATATGTTATCTATTATTTTGTTTAGTCTTTCATTTTCATCTAATAAAGTAATGTCATTTATATTATGATTTTCTCTTAATTTACAATTTTCATTATAAATTCTTTCATACTCTTTATTTAATCTATCTATTTCTTTATTTTTCTCTTCTAATTGTTTATTTAATGTACCTTTATATTCTTCATAATGCTCAGGTGATAAAACTAAATCTACCCCCGCTAATGTTCCTAATATTAATTTATCTTCTTTATTCACACATCCATCCTCCATATTTATTACAATATTTTTGTAGTATAACTTTTTCCATATCTTTCATTTGTGATTCTTTAAAAGCATATCCTAAACCAAATCCAAACAATAATACCAATAACATAATACTTATAAAACTTAACTTGTCTTTCATATCACACCTCATTCAATCCACCAACTACATGCTTCAAGTTCCTTTCTTACTTCATCTTCTTTTTCTTTCTGTAATTCTTTATCAGAATCAT